GCTTGGATGACTCGACGCCGTGGACCCTTCTGTAGAAACTTGGCAATGTCCAGCTGCACAGGAGTAGGCTCAGGAAGCCCAAGGTGATCCCACGCAAGACACACAAAGTTGCGGAAGTCCTTGAGCTTGTCCTGTGCCTCGCTCATGCGGCTTCCTCCTCATCTGGATCGAAGGGCATGACCTTGGCAAGGTTCAAGAGCGGTTCTGACGCCTTCATGTTGGCATCGATGCCGTTGTCCTTCAGGAACTGCCTAGCCACATTCAGGTCAGCAGGACTAGCTTCTCCGGATTGAATCCGGTTCAGCAGTTCTGCCCCTAGGGCATTGTGGAGTTGTTTGAAGAGTTCGTCCATGAGATCACGAGGTGTAAAGTTCAATTCGGAAAGCTTGACTTGTAGATAATGGATTTACCGAAAAGCCTGTTGAAGAAGTCCACATGACGTAGTTGACTTGAGGAATATTGTTTTCCCCGCCTAAAATACGAGGATTTGTGAAAACCCTGTAGTTGTTTCCGTAGACATTCGGGGGTCCGTAATAGACCTTCAAGTATGAATTGGGAAACTGAGCGATAAAGGCCGCAGCTCTGTTGTTCGACCCAAACGCACTAGACGGTCTAAGCGAAATCATTGGTTTGGCGTTGTCGTAGGTGTAATTATTCCAAATTTTGCCAGTATCCAATGTTGGTGGAGGGTTTGGAGTCCCAAAGAAAATTGGCTGCGTGTTTGCAATGTCATCAGCACCCGGATCGTCAAATGTATAAGAGCCAATAAGCTGGTTTCCTCCCATTGAACTCTGATAAATTTGACTTGTAGTTGTTCCTGCTGCCATCCAAGCCCACCCAGTGCCGTAGCTCACAAACTCAGGTTGATACTCAGCAGTAGGAGTTTCATTTGCCACCGTCGCAGTAAAGGTGTCAAGAACAGTATCGTTGTCCGAAGCATTCAAAACAGACACTCCAGTAACGCCCAATTTTGAGGCTACAAGTCTAAAAGCAACATAGCTATTTATAGGTACGGAAAAAGTTGTTCCCGATGCCGTAGCAATCCATGTTGCATTTCCAGCCAAAAGATCAATGGTATCTGAAGCAACAAACCGTTGCATTCCAGCTAATGTTGTAGACAACTTCAAATTGATGGATTGAGACGTGCCTGTAACTCGTTGGTAGGTATAACCGTATGGTCCGCCAACTTGAGTATAGGTGTTAAGCCAGTTCAAGTAATCAGGAACAACTCCATTCGTCGGCTGTCTTTCAAGTGTAGAAGACAGGTCAAATGAAAGACCATCGCTTGTGGTCCTGTCGAAAGCTGTGAAGACAACAAGGTGTTTCATGGTTGACTTTCAGTTGAAGACGTATCCAGATCCAATTACGGTTACCGGATTGATTGAGGCGTTTGAAAACGTAACTGTGACTGAGTTGTCGTGGGCTTCTTTGAATACCCCAACATTTAGTCTCTGATTGTTTTCAATGTTAATCATTGAACCGACACCAACTGTTTGCCATCCAGCTCGCGAAGTCTGCAAAGCAGTAGATGCTAATGCATCGTCTGAAACACGGGCATATACAGTCGTTCCTGTGATGTTCGTGATGCCCACAACACGAATTGAAATTGGCTGATTGATTACGTTCAACTGGTTTGTACTGTTTATTGAAAACTCGTTTGCGTTAGATGCAAAGGTTCCAGTAAAAATTGACGAACCACCAGTCAACGTAAAATCAGCTACACCTGATGGAACAAGTCCTGCTGAAAGGTTCCAACTTGTTGCCGCAGCTCTTGTGGACACAATGAAACTGTCGATGACAACGATTGGAAAAGCCATTTCAGCTCCTTATTGAACGATGTACACCGAAACAGTCGAAGCCGCGCCCGAAGCTCCGGTAACAGCTGCACGAAGACTTGGCATAAGAGCCAACGTCTTTCCCGTCGAGGCTGTAATGCCTGTAGCCAAGTCAATCCAGTTCGTACCGCCGTCAGCACTTCCTTGGACCTTGATCGTTGCGCCGGATCCAGTCAAATGGACCATCTGAACTGTTCCGATGTTGTTTCGGTTGTTGTTGTCCCGCATAGCCTCAATTAGAGAGTAAGCAGAACCGACAGTACTAGTAGAAGACCCATCAATCGCAGAAGCAATGAGATGCACGTTCATGTTTGTGTCAATCCTTAAAAGGGACCATCTTGACAATCATGCCAGCAAGCAGAGAGATAATCGCAGCTGCTCCAAGCATCCACGCTCTGCTTTGTTCGAGTTCTCGAATCCGCTTGTCTAAGTTTTTTAACTCTTGTTCCTGAAGTCGCAAGGAAGTCATCATCGCGTCAACCTTGCCCTCTAAGCGTCCAAGAGCCAAGAGGATTTCTTCGTTCATGGCTCGTACTCGAATGCCTTGATGATGTACAGGGTGTTTGCAACAGGCGCAGAGATGTTTGGAAGGTTGAAGACCGAACCGGATCCACCAAAGGTGTTTCCCAGTTTGGTGAACAAATCTGCATACGAGGTCTTGCTCACGGAGGCTCCATTACAAGCCAACCATCCCTTCGGAGCCAATGCTGCCGGAATCAACTTGATGTCGCCTACAGCCATAAGTTGATCTGTGTATAGGCGAATCTCAGACAGGTTGTTTGAGGTCTGCAAAAGACCTGTGCTCATGACGGCTTGAACTGTGTTGAGTGGCATTATGAGTACCTCATGGCAACGAAGAAAGTCGTACTACTAGATGTATCGCTCAAGTCCAAATCTGCACCACCAGTTGTTAATTGAGAAACTCCAGATCTGACCAAAGCTCCAGAGTTGTTGAAAGTGAGATAAAGCACAAGCCATGTGCCAAATCCAGTTTTAACACTGAGGTTTGCGTTTGCACTTCCAGAAAGAAGGAAAAAAGTGTTGATATCTGGAGAACCCGAAAGTGTCGAACTGTTGTATGTGCAAGTTCCAAACATCAAGTGGCGACGGGCAGTGCTATAGGGAGTGGAAACATTCCATCCATTTGCGATTTGCGCTCCATCGAAGACGTCTGCAATGCGGATCGCGTCTCCACTAGAAGTTGGTTGGCCGAGATTTACACACTTGTACGGCCCAGCCGCAAAGTCCAAGTTGGCTGAAACTGCACCACCAAAGCCAATGGTGCTGAGAGTCTTAGCGGTGAGTTCTCCCGTTGTAGCAATGTGAAGGAGACGCTCGACACCAGCTCCTGTGAAAGCAACTCCCTTCATGTTGGTCAAGGCCACAGCATTGAGTCCAAGAGCAGCCGTGTCTACAGCCCCACTAGCAAACTTTGCAGTGGTGATCGCGTTGTTTGCAATCTTGGGCGTAGTCACTGCGCTGGTGATCAATTCAGTTGTACCCACAGAGTTTGGGGCCATCTGATCATTACCAACAGCATCATCCGCAATCTTTGCCTGAGTGACTGCATCGTTTTGAATTGCGGCAGTGAACACCGAGTTGTCAGCCAGCTTTGCAGCCGTCACAGCATCATCTTGAATGTTGCTGGTGCTAATCGAGTTTGCGGCCATGTACGCATTGGTAATCGATGCGCTAGGGACAACATCAAGAGCGTTACGGGCCACGCCGAAGTTGCGAACACGGATTCCCAAACCATTGCCCGGAGCTGTCGTAAAGACGATTGCGTTTGTGGTGATGGAGTAATCGTTTGTAGGACGCTGGATTACACCACCAACTTCGACAATGAACATATCGGCAGAAGTGCTGCTTGGTGCTGGAGTCAGGGTGAAAGAAGTCTGTGACCCAGTTCCCGTAGTAGACCACGACTGTGGAATGGTCGAAGCCCCATACAGGGAGACTGCGTCCATCTGAGCCTTGGTCACCAAATCAGTAGGGTCAATGGCGTATCCAGCGTTCTTCACAGGCAGCGTGGCTGCATTCCATCCCAGCTGATCCGTGGTCTTGCCAAGAGCTCCAGAGCCCGTGTCGTTAGCTTCCTGAACGATGTGAAGCAGTCCCTTGAAGCCCTTGTCGAGATCTTCAGCCGTCAAGACGGAACCGTTGCTGAAGTCAACGACGTTGCCTGTAAACCCAGCGGAGGTCGTTGGCGTTTCACGAGCAATCTTGACCTTGACTCCAGACGCCGGAGCCGTTGGGCTGAAGTTCACATTTTCATTTGCAGCGTCAATCGTGTACCCCGTGGTCTGGAGTACGTCATTCAGGTAGACCTTGATGTAGGTCACACTGAGGTAGTCATCGATTCCTGCAAAGGAGAACGAGGTCTGAGACCCAGTTCCCGTGTGCAGGACGTAGCTTAGTGGGTTTGGCATGGTTTATAGCTCCTTAAATTCAGTCTTCCTTGCGATCCCTGCGGGGCTGACGCTCTAGGAGACGGAACTCATTTGCGATTTCTTCTTCAGCCAGATTGAAGAAATGCTTGACTGGCAGGAAGTTCTGGAACGGAAGAATAAGACGGGCCTTGTGAACAGTCGCTTGCGTGATGTCTCGTTCCTTGTCTTCGATGCCCAACGGCTTGGCAACGACGCGCCCAAAGACATCCTTGGATATGTCGAAACTCTTTGCCGCAAAGCTTGCTGCCGGGAATCCGTACCAGTTCAGTCCGCTGTAGCGATATGCCGAGAACAGAGGATCATCACTGACAAATGTGTTCCACGCTCCATCGATGGCAAAGATGGGGAGGAAGAATTCAGACGGACCTGTGAATCCACCTCGAACAAACCCGTCTACTCCAAGAAGTCGTTTTTCAATTTCTTTTGCCTTTTCGCGCTGTCCAGATTCGCGGAACGACTGGGCATCCATGTAGTTCCTTGCGTACTGCACAATGGATGCAAAGATCATCGTGTAGGCGATCTCCTGAGCAACCTTGACTCGCGTCGTAGAGTCTCCTCGGCGGATGCGTGAGACATTCTGCAAGGCAAAGTTGTCCACGCCCTTGAGGTTGAATCCTCGGAACTGCGTCAACAATCGCCCAAAGAAGCTAAACCCGATTCGATGGAAGTCGCCACGAGTAGGCATATCCTGAATACGAGTTCGGACAGCGCGGTCAATGAACGACCTGAGGTTGTCCATGCGGATGTCGTTCAGGTTGTTGAGATTGACAACGCGGTCGTTTCCGCCACGAGCAGAAGTCACTGCATTGGTCCCCACATAGTCGAGGAGTTCGTCGTACTGATTCGGCTCCAGACCCAATGTGCGGATGGTTGCATCATCCATTCGTCGGGTCATTCCACGAGACACTTCGTACAGGTGTTGAATGGTCGATGCGGCCATCAAGTTCTGCGTGAAAGAAGTAATCGGAGTCAGGAGTGTGACATCTGAGAAGAAGTTTGCAGTGGCTCCAAGTCCCCGTTCAAATGCATTGCCCACAGGTCCATATTGATTCTGAACCTGTTGCATGAGGACTCGACGCAGACGATCTGTGGATGGGTGGAATGCCTGATCGATGAGTCCTGCAAAGTTTCTAGCCCCTTCGTCCATGTTCTGCCAGTTGCTGACCATTTCGGAAAGCAGCGGGAGTTGTCGAAGAGTTGTGCGAAGTCCAAGAGTTCCGATGATGCGCGACATCTCGGCAGCAGCCACAAGTCCAAAAGCTCCACCTGTAGACAAGTAGCCCATGGGCAGCATGACTCCAGCCAGTCTGTCTCCCCAGCGGCCAAGAGACCCAAGTTCTTGATTGCTGCGGTGAAGAGGCTCGTAGCGCATGGCCGCGACGATCTCTCGGAATGCATCGTTGGTTTCGCCTTGCATCGTTCCACCAAAGTTTGGGTCGATGTTCCCAAGTCGATTGATGGTCGAGCGGATCTCCTCGATGGTTTCCAGAGCCAACGGAGCACCATTGGAATCAAGAATACCGAAGTGGTTCATTTGCTCGTTAAAGCTATCGATGAACCTCTTTTCGTTGATGGCTCCAAAGATTGAGATTGTGTATTTCTTGATCAACTCTGGAACATCATTAACAGTCAAGTCTGCAATGCTGACTCCGTTGCGTCCTGTTCCAAGAAGATCTCCAGCCGTCGCATAATCAGACAATTCATCAAGGATGATTCGAGTCCGTCCAAACGGAGTTCGAGATGCGCCTGATCCAGACAATGGTGCAAGAAGCCCATTGAGAGCCTGTGCTACTTGGTCATCAATGTCGAGAAGAGGGGCAAGATCTGAATCTTGAGACAGGCGGATAAGACGTTCTGTGAGAACTTCAGCGGCTTGCTTGACATCTGGAAGATCAACCATCGTGCCGTTATCAAGAACAACACGACGTAATCCAGTTTGTTGTCCAAGCGCACGTTCAAGCAATGCCGTCAAAGCCGCGCGGCCTTGTGGGGTAGTGCTCAATCGCGAAATGCGATCCCATCTCCAAAGACGAGGAACATAGTTCTGAACCGCGCTTGTCTGGAATCCACGAACTCCTGCTTGATTTGCCGCAGTGTGCAAGTCGTTAAGCATTTTCCGAAGCTGTTGTGCAGTCTCGTTAACACCATCGTTTGCGTGGTTGAATGCGCCTGTTCGTAGCTGTTCCATAACAGCCACATTGAACTCATCGAGCCGCTGACGAGCACCGCGCCCAAAGCCAGCACGAAGACCGTCCATCATTCCAATGCGGTCTCCAGCTCCACGGCCAAGGGCAAATCTTGTGTATCCATTTCGATACGCAGTCAATCCCGTGGCAAGATGTCCAGTCATCTCATAAGTGCCACGCTCAAAGATGGTCTGGCCTTGAGCCACACGAGTTCCTGATGCTGTTTGCATGGCACGACGCGCATTGAAAGCCAAGAAGAATGCCAACCGTGCTGCTGGGTTTGGAAGGCGAAGACCAACCGCAGCTTGATTGAAGAACCGAGCAACAGGGCCAAGCGTGTCGAAACGGTCAAGCAGAGGAATCTCTTCCTGCATCCGGCGCATCCCGTTGGCTGAGGTTGCCGCAACATTTGCAGCCGGAGGAGCAGCTCCACCACCAGCCCCACCAGCAGGAGGAACAGCTCCACCACCAGCAGGAGGCGTAGCTGCCCCACCAGCACCAGCAGGAGGCACAACGGCCCCCGAAGGGACTCCCGGAATAGCAGGGGCTCCTTGCTGAATCCGTGCTTGCTCTGCTGCTACAGCTGCCTTACGGGCCACATCAAGGCTTTCACCGAAAGACCTGACTGTGTTCTCCAGCGCACGAGGCACATAGATCCGGCGTCCTGCTTCAGGAACACGCCTATTGATGATTTCTGCAACCTGCGAAAGACGAGCGCGAGAATCGAGAACCATGCGTCCACGAGAGTTCTGGCGCATCGGAGGATTCTGCATCACGCTGCGAAGATCCTCAACAATCTCTTCAAAGATCTCCCGTGTCACCTCGCCGCCCCGCATACGGACTTCGTTTGCGGCTTGAAGGATCAACGAGGCGTTCTGAGACTGCCCAATCGGAGCGGAGGTAACAGCATCCTCAAAGTGAGCCCAGAGTCCATCAAGAGTCTGACTGCGCTCGACAAGATCATCAAACGCTGTATCAAGCTTCCCAATAGGAGCCACATTTCCTAATCGACGCGCTTCAGCAATACGTTCTGCGACCTTTGGATCTAAGAACTTTTCCAAGTTGGCCCATACGCGGCTCTCAAAAGCAGCACCACGAATGTTCTTCTTGAATACCGTATCTGCAATCTTTTCCGAATGCACTGCAAACAGAGTTCGAGACACGGTACGGGCAAGTTCTTGACTGACTGTGCCTCCACGACGCTGGATCTCAGCGAGAATGTTCATGGTTGCAGACTGAATGCCTGTGACTGCACCCTGCCATTGCTCGTTGGTTGCACGGAAGCGTGGACGGTTCTGCGGAGTCCATACCTGTGTGCCATCACGCAACATCCTCTGATTCCATCCGCGTCCTCGGAGCATATCTCGAATGCTGTTGGCCTCGACGGCATCTGCAATCGGAGAAATGGTGACTGACTGCACAGACCTATTGAGGTTGCGCCAGTTTCCCCCATATCGGAATGCCACATCTCCTTCTTCAGCGGCTGCAAACAAGTTCCTACCGTCCGGAAGAAAGTCTCCGCGAAGAGTCGTAGCATCAAAGGCTATTTCGATTCCTTCTCCAAGACCTTGGCCGCCCGGATAAAACATCCGCTCGCCCATCATTTCTGAAGCGAGCCCTTCAGCACGACGAGGGCCACGTCTATTTGCAAGAATGACTCCACTTGGTCGTGATCGTTCTGGAAGACCAACGATTCGACGCATACTGCGGGCAAACTCACCACGCGCAGCTGGCATACCTGTGGCTTTGGCTTTAGTTCCTCGCCATCCACCAGTTCGTCCTTCGTTGAGGAGAGTCCGAAGTAAGTTGCCGTTGGCTGGCGTATAGAATGCAGGACCGAATGCCGACATACGTCGATCACCAGACAGCATGGCCGCGCCTACATCTTCAACGCGGTTGATCGTTCCTTCTCCCTGCATAACTGGAAGGCTGAGACTTTCAGTTCCCGGAACAAACTCTCGTCCGGTTCGTGAATAGGCTTCCCATGCTTCGTCAGCAAGGCTGTCAACCGTTTCTCCCACAGGCATGATGTTTCGCCCAAGGAGATTGCGGTCTGCCGCAGCATTGCTCACAAAGGCAAGCGGCGTGTGGTAGTTGATGATCGTGTTGTTGCCGAGGCGAGACTGGTGGTAGAAGTTCTCAGCGTGTTTTGCAATTCGGTTACTAGCGTAACTTCGTGCTGCCCACCCACCAATAGCACCGCCAAAAGCCATCGAAACAGCGGCATCAGTGACGATGGATGAAGCTTCAGGATCGTAGAGAGGATCTACGCTGTACTTGGCAGCTTGAATAGCCGCTTCTTCAGCAACACCAAGAGCTGCGTAACGACTGATTCCTGCAAAGCGTCCAACCATCTGAGCGGCTTCAGCAGCTTCTTCTGAAATGCGAACCATCGATCCGAAGCGTTCAACAGAACGCAAACGAGAGATGTTCTGCCCAGCTTGAATGAAGCGTTGCCCATAGCCAGCAAATGCAAGGGGCTCCAAAGCCAAAGACATTGCAACGATTGCTGCTGTATCGCTGGCAAACCCAACTGCTTTACCTACGCCGCTTCCTTTAGAAGCAAACTCAGGAGAAGCAATACGAGCAAGGTCCAAACGGTCAAGGTATTCCCCGTAGTTTGTAGAAGACAGAATCCAAGCATGAGCTTTGGGATCAATGCCCATCAAGTCTTCTGTGATTGATTCGATGTTGTTTTTTTGAGACGGGAGATGCCACTGGCCCACTCCCATTTCCGTAAGAGACATCGGAGTCGTTGAGAATGGGTCGTACTTCTTTATCTCTTTTGCGTTGAAGTTCAACGGAGTGAAGTAAGCCTCATCAGTCGATGTAAAGCCACGGACAAGAGCTTCAGCACGAGCTCCAACGTAGCCGCCGAAACTCGACAGAATTCCTGCACCAAAGCTTCCAACACTTTCTGCAAGAGCTTCTGTTTCTGGATCAATGTATGGATTGAGTTGTGACTGCCGTTGAACCTCAATGCGTTCTCCGGGACTCATCAAGTCCATCGGACGCGGGCCAGCCAGCAGCTGATCGTCAAAGAAAGAGTTGGTAGAAATTTGACTCATGTTTATTGCTTCAACTTTCCGCGCAATTCACGAAGACCTTGACGGCGCATATTCTCAATGTCCAACCGCTTCGTAGCTTTATCGCTTCCCATGCGCTGGTTCACACGCTCACGCACAGAAAGAGCTCCCTCAATGATGTTTCCATCTTGATCGCGTGGACGAGAGTTGTTTGTAATGTCGGCGGCGGTGTAGTAACGATCCGTTACAGCGTTTCCGTCAGCAGTACGCAAGGCAAACACAGCCTGACTGTTGCCGCCGTAACCAACAAGCACAAGAGACGCATCTTTGACATTCTCTCCAGCTTCCATGTCGATCCAATTTGCGATGTACTCGGAGCCAACATTAGCGGCGTCGAAATCAGCCTTTGGAACGAAAGATTGGCGAATGAAGTGTGTTCCACTTCGGACAAAGGTGTCCGCAGCTTCAAGGGCGGCTTCATGGGCTCCACCATTTTGATTGAGAGCCTCAAAGTACTTACGGGCAAACATCGAGTTTACCGCCGTAACTGAGTCTGGATTGATTGGATCATCCCAGTAACTAAATGGGACAATCGAATCAACTGCGTCATCAATGATTTCCGCGAGGTAGTCATTGATGGAATTCATTTCTGTACTACCAACTTCAAAGTTGATGAGATCCTTGGCGTTGGATGCCGTCAACATATTGAGCTGTTGTGCAGAGTCGCGTACAGAATCATCAAGAGACATTCCTGTGTCCATCTTGAGGGAGACATCCACAAGGAACTGCTGCATTCTCTTACCCGCTGGCCCAGATCCAAAGACCTGTTCCATTGGGATCTGACCTCCGCGTCCTGTGCGGTAAATGTAGATGAGGTCTGCCAGTTCAGGACGGACTCCGCGTTCTACATCGATGGAAAGTCCGCTTGTGGCGATGGATCGAATGCCCGTCAAACGGTCTTCCATACCAAAGTGAACACCAGCCATCATCTCGTTGAGCTTGAGAATTCGGCGACGGTCTTCTTTATCAGCCATCAAGCTTGGAGGATCGTTCTTTACTGGAGTAAGCGTCCCGAGACGTGGATCATTTGCAGACATCCCATATCGAGAAGCATTTCCAGCGAGTTCATCAACAAAGTTTTGCTGCAAAGTTGAGAGCCTTGCGTTGATGGTTTCGTGGACATTCCGAAGTGCGTTCTTCGCTTTTTCTCCAAAAGGATCGATGTCAAACGACCGAAGATTGCCGTCGAATTGAAGACGAAGTCCTTGCCAGTTGAGGACTGAACCTCCAGATTCCTTTGCAAACTTGTCCAGCGATTCTCCGAAGAACCTACGGATAAGTTTCAGATCATTACGATCCACACTTTCACGGCCTTCTCGTGCTGCATTGTTCCACTTCTCATTGAACTGATCGATGATCTTCCCACGCTCTTCCACTGAGATTGTGCCAGCTCGTTGAAGGAACTGATCGAGATTGTCATAGGCTTGTTCGTAACCAACCTCTCCTTCAGAACTGAAGGATTGACGGAATGCAGCTTCGATCATGAGGGCTGCTTGTGTCTTCTCCTTCTGATGTTGAAGATCAAAGCGAACCTTCGAGACATCTGGAGCAGCATCCGCCAACATCACCTTTACTTCTTCGGTGTCTTTGACCAATCCAGTTCCACCTTGAAGCTTGCTCAAGATTTCTTCAGCAAGGTAAGTGGTTCCCCCAGCCTTCATGGCTTCGACAAGATGAGCAGCCGTCGCAAGGTTGGCCGTCCTAGGCATACCCATGTTTGCGCCCATTTCATCCATGAACATCTGGATGTCCGGAATCAGCTTGTCGATCCTGTCTTCAGTGTCGAAGAACGGAGTACGACCCTGATTCATTTGATCGAGGGCGTGGCTGAGAATCGTTTGTTGATCTTCTAGAGAAAGGTCATCGAGAGTGGCGTTTTCGTAAACGATCTTCTCCTTGGCGGCCACACTGAGACCCGGAACGATCATCGGGATGTTGACTGCCCCGATACCTTCAAAATCAAATTGAACTGCTCTTTCCGTAACAGGCTTGCCGTCACGGTCGTACATGACTCCTTCCCACCCAACGTCTTGTGAAGAACCATCCTGACGCCTTCCCAATCCGCGATCAACCGTGAGGTCTTGTAGAACTTCATCGACCTTGACACGAAGAGACTGAACGATCTTTCCCTGTCGGTACTTGACGATGTTCTCCGAATGCTTCATGCCCATGGACATGAGATACGGATTGAACGAATCGAAGAACGAATCGCTAAGGTATTGAGTCGTGCCGAACTGTGCCTTCTTGTTCTGGGCATAGCTTGCAGCCAACGCATCAAAGAATTGATTGTCCTTGAGGAGTTCTGGATTCTCGGCAATACGACGGTCGTACTCTTGTTGGAACTCCGCACGAGATCGAGACGCTTCCAACACACCAGAAGCTACCTGAGCCCCCACCGCCATCCAAGGATTTTCACTTGGGTCAATCTCTCCACTCTTGACTAGATCAGCGTAGGTCTTTCGGTTCGAGTTAACGAGGTCTTGGCCGATACGAACCTGATCTTTGTTGTATTCCTTTTTAAGAGTGATCGCGAGCTGTCCTACAGTCGAAGAAAGTTCGCTGAAAGAATCAGCAAATGCATAAGCATCACGGATTGCTTGCTCATTCAGTGGAGTGGCTTGCTGTTGAATTGGGGCAACAAGCTGGGAAGTTGGAGACGCGAAAGTCCCAAGAGTTGGTCGTTGTTTTGCCATGACTTAGGATCCGTATGCTTAGAAGGTCACGTTACTAATGGGATTGGAAGGTGTGTAACTCGGTCCAAGTCCCCATCCAGTAGAGGTTGATGTTCCTCCAGCGACGGTTCCAACAGTTGGGGTTCCGATTCCAGCAGCCTGAGCCGAAAGACCAATGCTGAGACCTTGCGTGGCCCCATTCAGAATGCTCGATACATAGTTAACGCTTTGATATGGAGGAAGCGGAGCTGGGTATCCGTTGTTGATGATTGACTGCCCACGGGCGTAAATAGCTGAAGCTTCACGATTCAACTGAGCCGTATAGCTCGTGATGTTCCGCCTCGCAGCAGATGAGTAGTTCAACACTTCCCGTTCAAATTGGTCATGGACCAGCTGAACAGTCCGCCCTTCAATCCCCGTCTCAGCTTGTGATGCGGTGTATGCAGAAGAAGCGGCACGAGCATCAAGACTAATGTTCTGGAGTTGTTGCTTTTGAGCTGCAACAGTTTCAATCTGTTGAGCCATAAGCGCATCAGTCTGAAGACCAACATCTCGTTGAACCGCTTCTACAGTCTGACGGTAATTCTCGTCAGCAGCTTGGCCTTGACTTCGCAAATATTTATTTTGCTGCGAAGCTGCTGAAGCGGAAGAAGCTACAGATGCCGCAGTAGAAGCTGCTGCAACAGCGATGCCAATAGCCATTGGATTACACATTGTTGATCCTCACAAAGTGGTAGAAAGTCCTACCTTCGTGTCCGTAGTTATGGAGCTCGTTGATGAATTGGAACCCGAGCCACTGAAGCCACTTGATGTGGACAGCGTTTCGAGAGTCGATGTTGTTGTACAAGACGGGATATTCGGTGTGGAAGTTACGAACCCACCCCTTGGACTTCCTTAGAAACTCCATGGAGTGCAGCTTGATCTCGTCAGATCCGAGAAACCACACCTGCCCAACAGAAGGGTTCAAGGCCATGGAGACCACACCAAACATCGCCAGAGGCTCGTAGACGGCTTCTGGGCGGATGATGGTGTAACAGTGACTGGACTGCTCAAAGCCCCTTAGAAGGGCTAGGTGAGGCATTACGCCCGATGCAGCCTGTATCTCATCGAGATCAGCCTGTCTCAGGTTCCTAGAAAGTGCAAGACAATCGCTCTGGTGGCTCACTCTGGTGTCGATCATGCAAACCTCTGTGCGCGGTCGGTGTAGTCAGCTTCGACCTCCGCACTGATGATTTTACACGGCAACGGTGAATCGTTCAGGATCTTGATCGTTGTTTCGGTGTTCTTGCCGTAGACAGGGAACCGGAACGAGCCACGATCAAGGTAGATCTGGTTCAGCACTGAAGAGCCGACGATGTTTCCTGTGTAGACGTACTCGTACTGAGTCTGATCGACACCCACAGTGACTTGAATCTTGAAGAACGAGGTGTCTTCGTACAGCAAGTTCATGTGCTTCAGTTGGTAGCGTCCAGTCTGCAATGCAGCGGTTCCACCCAGTGATCGAGATGGAAGCCACAAGTTTGAGAATTGGAAGATCATCTCATACTTGTAACCAATCCAGACTGGAGTCGTGCTGTAATTGCCCACGGCCACGACGGTTCCTGCGGTGTCTGTATTTGCGTTGTACGAGGTTCCGGAAGAAGCCAGAATCCGTAGACCATTCGTGGTGTAGATCTGACTCAGCGTTGAGTTGTAAGAGTACGGCTTTGGAAGATTCCAAGTCGTGAGTCCAGTTCCGCTGTTGTATGTGCCAGTACCAGAAGCAAAGTACTGACGAGCATCTAGATGCGTAAGCCAGTTGACACCAGCGACGATGTCCGCATCTGTCTGGTCAACTCCGAATCGAATGCGTTCCAGTACTGGATTCTTTGCGGTGTTACGCAGAGTCAGCAGATACAGGTACGAGTCCACGAACTCAGCCCAGATCACCTTAGCCTTCCCACCAGTCGCCACATCAGGGAAGGTGAACTTGAACCAAGCGTTCTGTAGCGACTGCTCTGAAGTGCGGAGATACTTGTATAGATATAGATCTCCACCGCTCACCGCAGCCATCATGTCTTCTTGAGTTGTCGAAGCGATGGTCACAGGCTTGCCGAAGATGTATTTCGGAACAAGATCGCTAATTGAGTTCACGACATATGAGCCATCGATGTTTGGCTGTGGTACGAGCTCACGGATGCCCGCATACCCACCACCACGGTTGTATGGGAAGAAGACAGACAAGCCGGAGGAAACAGGCTGGATGTCTGCATACGACTCGTAGTCACCGATGGGAAGCAGCGAGACGCTCTTGGGACTCAGGATCTCTCCGCCACGAAGAACAAGCTGAGTAGACTCTGTGAACAGAAGAAGCTCTGTGTTGAAGACAACACCGGACTTCATGGTGCTGATCTTCTGACTACTGCTGGAGATGTCGATTGGATCTGAGTCAGGAAGATCGAGAGTCGTGGTGCGCCAGAAGTTGAAGAACTCT